CCGCGGGGAGCGGCGGCGGTGACGGCCTCGGGCTCGGCGTCGACCTGGGCCTCGGGCTCGACGTCGGCTGCGGCGGCCTTGGCCTTCTTCTGAGCCTGGGCCTCAGCCTCGTCCTTGGCTGCGTCGGCCTTCTCCTCGGCGGGCGTGTCGTCATCGGCCGAGTCATCGACCGTAGCGTCGTCCGCGTCACCGTCGGCCGGAGCGGCGGGCTTGTCGGCACCGACCTTGGCGGCCAGCTCGGCG